TTAGTTCACATTCAACTATTTAAAAACCGTCTTTTCTTTGTTGAAAATAACTCAATGCGAGTGTGGTATTTGCCAGTAAATTCTATTGGTGGTGCAGCGTCACAATTGGATTTGGGTTCTATTTTCAGATTGGGCGGTTCAATACAAGCCTGTTACACATGGACTATTGACGCTGGCAGCGGCTCTGACGATCATTTTGTAATACTGTCAACCAATGGAGAGGTGGCTGTATATTCTGGAACTGACCCTTCAAGTGCTGCTGATTGGCGTTTGGTTGGTGTATTTACACTTGGCAGACCAATAGGAAGGCGCTGCGGCATTAAGTTTGGCGGTGATTTAGCCATTAATTGCATGGAAGGCGTATTTCCATTGGGCAAAGGTTTATTGTCTGCCTCTGTTGATCGGCGCGTTGCTTTGACGGACAAAATACAAAATTCCGTGAGTCAGGCTGCAAACTCATACCCTACAAATTATGGGTGGCAGCTTTGCCAGTATCCCGATAACAATATGCTTATATTGAACATTCCTGCTGGTAATAGTATGAACTTTCAATATGCACAAAACACAATTACAGGCGCTTGGACTAAATTAACTGGTTGGAACGCTACAGTATGGCTAAATTCTGCCAATGGTTTGTATTACGGAGATACAAACTCTGTTAAAAAAGCATGGGTTGGCAACTTAGACAACACAACGCCAATACAGGCTGATGTACTTCCGGCATTTAGTTATTTTGGCAACAAAGCGCGCAATAAATACTTTACGATGGTGCGCCCGTATTTGCAAAGCTCTGGCAATCCGTCTGTACTGTATGGAATAAATACCGACTTTAATGTAAGTGAGCCTAATGGCACTTTAAGTTACACGCCTCCTACTGGCATGACTTGGGGCTCCATGGTGTGGGGATTAATGACTTGGGGCGGTGGCTTAACTGCAATTACAGCATGGCAAACAGTTGGCGCAGTAGCCAACTCTGCTGCTGTACGCATGAAAGTCCAAAACAATGGCACTGATGTTAGATTTACCAATATGGACTATTTATACCAGCAAGGAAATAGCGTACTGTGAAAGTATGGGGCAATGAAGTTACCTTTGATGCTGATTTAATTGGCCCTTGGGTATGTGGAAAAACTGGCGGAACATGGTTAAAAGGGCGCGGAACTGCAATCGGTAAACTAAATCAAAACGGTGATTTGGTCGCTGGTGTCTTGTATGAAGATTGGAATAAAGCAAACATAATTCAACATATTGCAGCCGTTGTAATTGGTGCCAAAAGATGTAATTGTGGTTGTACCAGTTACATTTATAAGCGTAGTGAGTTGCCCGCCAATATCTATAGTTGCAGCACTTGCTAAATCTTGTTGCAAACCTTGGCTAAAAAGCTGCTCAAATCGCAAAGATTGACCAGTTCCAACACCAGCACCTAATCCTGTGAGCTTATTTCCACCCATAGCCAAATTGCCCGTAATTGGCGTTTGACCGTCAGCACTTACAGATTGTTGTAGCGCTGTAGCAACATCGTTGATAAGAGATTGCCAATCTGCGGCTGTGGCAGATACGCCATTTACCGCAGGATTCCAGCTATTTACTGGTAAACTGTATCCACCTGAGCCGTTACGAGACATTTGTTTGTCCTTTAATCAACATGATTGAATCTCTTTTACTTGCGTTTTTTCTATATCTTATTGTGACTGGGATTCTTGAATCCCTGCAATAGGCGAAGTCATATAAGTTGCTTTTCTCAATGCTTTTATTAGCTCTGGGTCAACTTTTCCAGCAACTTTTCCAGAGGTATAGAATGTTTCACCCATAAGTCGTGGTGATGAAATAGCAGCTAACCCAGCAGCAGCAGGCAGGTTTCCTGTTACAGCCAATCCAGCACCACCAGTTCCAACTCCTGCACGCTGTATTCCTCTAGGCATAAAATCGTTTAGAGCTTGCCCTGCTAAAGCAGGCATAAAATCTTGGCCTCCGGCTTGTATCATTTCTTGCGCTAAATCTGCACGTTGCCCGTAATTTGTATTTACGTTGTTTCGCATCAGCGATTGAAGTTTGCGCATTGATGTGTCTGCGCTTGCCTTTTGACCAAGAGACAATGCTTTTTCTATTTCTTTAATAGTGTCAGAGGCTTCGCTGTAGCCCTTCATGACTTTAGCGTATTCTGGTGCTTGTTTGCTTATTTCTCCGCGCAAAGAGTCGTAAACCTTACCAGCAGCCGTGCGTGCAGTTTTTTGTTCAAAAGGTATTTCTTCAAGAATGCCGCCAATTTTTTGCTTAAGAGCATCTAAACCTTCTGGCGTATGAAATTCTGCTGGGTCTAAACTTTTCCAGTTATCAATTTCACCCTTAATTTGAGATAACGCAGATGCTGCTTTTTCGTTTTTAATTTGGCCTTTAAATGTGGCCATTCCAATAGCATCGTTTACAGCTTGATCTACATTTTTTAAATCTAAAACTGTTTTGTCCGATTTTATTCCTGACATGCCTTGACGATATGCGGCTTGTTTTTGTTGTCCCATAGCCTCAAGATTTTGTTTTGCCATTGTCAAAACATCATCCATGCTAGATTCGCCGCGCATTGCTTTAGTAAAATCTTCCGCAGTTTTGCCGCCTTCTTTTCCAGCACGTAGCGCTTGTGTTAATGCAGAATCTCCAACACCAGTAGTTGCACCAATAGCTTTTTTAACCAATGTTCCTGTGCCAGAAATAACCTTCCCAGCCACAGGAATAGCAGCGCCAATTGCTGCGCCTGTGCTAACTTGCTCTGGGTCTGCTAAAGCCGCAGAAGCTCCACCAGTAGTAGCACCACCAGCTACACGAGTAGCCAATGCTTTTGCACCAGTTTGACCACTAGAACTCATTCCGCTAGTGCGCAATGCTTGAACCAATGCAGGAGATGCCTTTAGAGCTTGAGCGCCTTTTGCCAATACACCCGGAGCGCCAGCGGTTCCTGCAATTTCCCCGGCTAACTTTCCTGCGCCATAACCGAACGACTCAGTATCTGCGCCCATGCCCCTCAATGCATCGTCCATAGCTGAACGGCGCTGACGGTTTGACTCTAGGCTTAGTCCTTTGCCAGCTAGTGCATCGCTGATAATGTCCTTTGGGGCCATGATTGTGGCCCCAATAGAACCAGCACCACGCAAAGCGCCTGCACCGATGTTGCCTAGTGTCTGTCCAATGTTTTGCATTGTTGACGGCTCAGGCTTTGCCGCAACACCTAGGCGCTGCTTTACAACCCGCTGAACAACATCGGGGGAAGTTCCTTCGGGGAACTCTAAAACCGTACCATCGGGGAGTTCTGCTTCGATCATTGGATTGGGTTCCCTTGAGCGTCAAACTTCATACGAGCCTTTGGTGCTGCGGGTGCTTCCCATGAACCTGTCGCACCAGCCCCACCAGAGGCATATCGGTTTTGCATTTCTCGAATGGAGACAAGCGCAGCGCGTTTGGTTTCTTGCGGTACGCTTGGGTCACCAATCTGTCCAGCCATTTGACGGTAAAGCAAAACGTCCTTGTCAGACTGAGGGCCAGACATTTTTGGCATCTTGGCAACCAAATCGCCTTCCAGCGCCTTCAATTGCGCCGCTGCTTGAGCGCCCTTGGTTGACTTGCCAAAGAATGCAGCAGTCGTGTCTATTGCACTTCCTATTCCGCTTCCTGTGGCTTCTCCGATTAGCTTCTCTGCCATGTCAATAGTTGCCAGCGCATCGCGTGCATCTTGCGTTTTTGCACCAGCAGGAACACCCGCCGCGCCAGCGCCTTTTGGCATTACTGGCTTGCCATCAATGGTAATTGGTCGCCATTTTCCATCTGGTCCACGCTCTAGCATTCCTGCATCTGTTGGCATGGTTTGTACTTGCCGATCTGGTCGATTGGATGCAATCATGCGTTGCGTGTCTCTTTGCGCTTGAATCTGCATCTCGCGCAGTTCTTTTTGCGCTGCTAGTCGCTCTTGTTGGCTTGCGCGTTGGTCTTGCATCCGCATTTGCAATTCTTGAGCGCGTGCATCTCTTTGCGCTTGGGCTTCTTGTTGTCTAAACAACTTAACATCTTCGCGTTCTTGTTTTTGAGCTTCAATTTGTGGAAGCTGCATCATTCCCTGTTGCCCCATTTGACGCAAATCTGGAGATTGCATTAGTGCGCCATAAGCAGCCTCCATATTAGGAGCTTGTGCAGGCATTACTGGGCCTACGCCATCTTGAGGCGCATTTGCTGGCGTGCCTTTGGAGTTGCGCAAAAACTCAGCAAGCGCTTTATTTGTGCTTTCTGTGCGCTGCTGCATTACATCTTTAATTTCTTGGTCTGCGCTTTCTGCATCTTTTTTACCAGAGTACATACGCAAGCCCTGAATCAAAGAATCAGATATTGAAGGCTTAATATAAACACCACCAACCATTTGGCCCTGTGGTGTTTGAAAACTTTGCAATGCATCTTGCCCTGCTTTTCGCTTTGCTAATGCATTTTGTAGACGTAGATCAAATTCGTTCATATTTCACCTTAAAACGATCTACCTAACCCAGAGCCTATTTGAGCGCCCATCATTGCACCTTGTGGGCCTCCGTACATGCCTCCCAAAACACCGCCGCCGATTCCAAACAAGCCACTCATCATATTACTGCTGCCTGCTTGATTTGCGTTATAGTTGTTTAGCTGAGCGCCATAGTTTGCTTGCGCTGCGCCCAAATAATCAGCGCCTTGCGTCGGGTTTTGCATTGCGTAACTTTGAAATTGCGGAGATTGCACTTGAGCGCCAGAGCGAAGCGCGTTTACAAGATTTAGCGGCCTATCTTGTATATATGCTTGTTCCTGCAATGCACCAGCACGGTTTGCTTGGTCTAGGTTAATTCCTTGCAATGCTGCTTGCAGTTGTAAGTCATTACTGCGCTGGCCTTGGGCTGTCATTTCTTTACCGTAAGCATCAGATCCTAGCGTAATGCCTTGGTTTGCTAATCGAGTACGCAATGCATCATCTTGCTGTGCAAGACTTGGCTGTAAGCGAGACATAATAGCTTGTTGTGCAGTTTGCCCTACATCGATGCCACGACTAGGCAGCTGTGACATATCCAATTCTGGATTGGATAAAAGACCTTTTATTTTGTCAAAACCAGTGCTTGCAGTGTCTGCATATTGGTTTGACAATTCCATTTGCCGATCTAGCGTGGCTTGGGCTTGGGGTGAAAGTGTTTGAGTTTGAGTCCACCGTCCATCAGGCGATTCTTCATAAGTCAAATTGCCATATGGCGTAATTTGATTTACTCGATTAGCTCTAGTGGTGTATTTAGCGGTTTCTAAATTACCAGAAGCCGTTTTTTCTGCTGCTGCGCTGTAATCTGGCGGTGGTGGTGGAGAACTAGACTTCATTTCTATACCCTAATGTATTTGCACTCATTCCTAAACATTCGG